GTGTTGTGACCGATAGAGCTACTGTCGGGCCAGCGTTACGCTGAACAGATGAGCTTGCCATGATTACACCGCAGTGACGGGTGCTGGGCCTTCCAAGCGCACGATCTGAAGGGTGTAAACACCAGCAGCAGGAGTGGCAGAGGAAGCCGTCAAGTTGCCGAACTGAATGCTCAACACGTTGGCGGTCAAGCAGTCAGCCTCGGCAACAACGATCCCGGTGGTTTGCGCACCGTTCAAACCGACAACCAAAACAATGTCCGTGGTCTGAAGACCAGGAAGAGCAAAGGTTTGGGCAGCGGTGGTGTTGGCAGCGACTGCAACGGGAGTCAGGCTAGGCTGAATGTAGAAGGTTTCGTGGGAGTTGCCACGGGTGACAGTCGTAGAAGACATGATTTCTCCTAGTTTGAGGAAATTGTACTTTGAAAAAAAAGAAAAGCCACCCCTTGTGAGAGTGGCTTTCCCTCGGTTTACATGAAATCAGGAATAGGTGCTGAAGTCATAGCCGTAGACGTAAACGTCCATCGTTGCGGCAGCGCCTTGTGCCGTGCCCACGTTCACATACAGGTTTTGACCCGATTGTGTAGCGGTAGCGGCAACAGTGCGCTGAGAAACAACGGTTGAACCCGTCAGTGCGGACAAAGCGGCGTTTGCCACGATAGCCGTACCACCTGCGCTAGGAGCGGTGAAAACACCAGCAGCGGCAGTGGTCAGGCTCGTCGAGGCGTTGGTAAACACCACGTTTGACACTGAGTAGTTCGTCGAGTTGATGATCTGCAAAACTGCTTGATCACCAGTAGCGTTCACGTTCACACCAGTTGCGGAAGCCAACAGACGGATCGCCTGATTGGATGCCACGTTCTGCGGGTGAATCGTGGTAGTTGATGCTGGTCCAGGATTTGCCATGATTTTTTCCTTTCAATGATTAGGCTGCGACACGGCAAGCCAGTTCGGGGTACAGGGGCGCCCAGCCATACAGCACATCAAGGCGAGTCGGGATCGAATCGTTGTTGATGGTGTACTGACGAACGACACGCATGGACAGACCGATTTCCTTGTCGGAAGCACGACCTGCGAAATGCACACCCTCAGGCAACTCAAGATCAGCCACAGCCAAGGTGAAGGCGTTGCGATGCATGATGATGTTCTGGGGCGACACAGTACCAGTGCTGTTGAACTGGGTCACAGCGGCAGAACTGGAGGTGGTGGGGATCGTCACGTTCTGGAACTGACCAGCGGTGATCACGGCAGGAGACACAACCACGCTACCAGACGAGCCAGAAGCAATGGAGGTGGTCTGCTTCACAACAAAGTTGCGGAGCTTGTTCGAGCCGTAAGCCTGACGGTTCTGGGGGTTGACAGCGTACACACCAGCGATGGTGATCACATCACCAGCGTTCAGGTTCATCGTGCCAGTGTTGGCAGCAGTGAGCGTGATGGTGGAGGACGATGCCCAGCCAGAGGTCAGGAAACCAGAGGCAGTCGTGGTGTTCACAGAAGCGGTCACAGTCGTGGTGGTATTGCTACCAAACGTCTGCGAAACCACGTTCTGATCCATCTTCCAGTTCATGCCAGCGGAATCACGACCCATCAGACCCTTGCGGTACTGTTCACCGATGGCCTCTTGGGGAACGAACAAACCTTTCAGGCTGTCCACGATGGTGGCAGAGGTGAAGGGTTCAACGATACAAGAGCGACGACCATCGCGGGGTGCGCCTTCAGCGTCCAGATATGCGCCTGCGGTGAGGTAGGTAATCAGGCCAGTGGGAGGCGTGCCAGCAGTACCAACAATGTTGGCGGTCTGGAGGGTTGCCATTGACATACCGTCACGGTCAATCTTGTTCGCGATTGCAGCGACAGCGGGCTTCAGGACGCGATCCGAGAACATATCCAGCGACAGAGCCAGGTCTTGGGTGGTGAACTGGGTGTCAACGTGGAATTGCGTCGAAAGGGTCACGGGCACGGAAGTTTCGTTGAAGTCTTCAACATTCAGTGCAGGGCCAGTCGTGCCGATGAAACGGCCAGGGCGACGAACGTTCACGGTGTTGCCGATTTTTGCGCCAACGACTGCGAATTGATCGTCATAGTTGCGGTCAACCTCCGAAGTGAAGGTCAGTTCGTTTTCCAAGACCATCAACGCTTCGTTGGTGATCTTGGAGATAGTTAGCAATTGGTTTGCCATTTGATTTCTCCAAAAAGATTAGGTTTACCTGATCTTCCCCGCTTTGCGGTTGGCCTTCCACTGGGCATAAGTTCCGTGGAACTCCCCATCTGAATTGATGGGCAAGTCCAGTGGTGCAGACCCGCCACGAATCGGATTGATCGGTGCTGGTGCTCTACTTTTGACCACAGGATCGGTTTTTACCTCTGGCTTTGCGCTCAGGCGCTCTTCCAGTTTCCCAATTTCTCGCAGAGCAGCCTTGGTGGACATACCTGAGATTTTCTTGGCGAGTTCGTCGTTTTCAGCTAGGTGATACAGCACTTGCGGGCCAACATCACTCTCCAGAATCGCATCGCGCACGTCATCATTCACGACAACATCGCTGGATGCCACGACCTCATCAAAATCAGGCAAATTCGCCTTGGCTGTCTGCACCTTACTCGCCCAAGATTCAATGACCTTTTGGCGTTCTTGTGCAGCACGTTCCTCTGCCTCTTGCTTTTTCATCTCAGCGATTCGTTTGTCAGCCGTGTACTCTGCGAGTGCTTTGGCATATTCAAACGCATCCTGAAACTGGCTGGGTTGGGGTTCTTGATCTTCCTCCACCACGGTGGGCTTTGGTTGCTCAAGCGCCTTGATCCTGGCTTCTAAGGCTTCCCTAGCTTCGCGCTCTCGCCTTGCTTCCGCTCTGGCTTCTTCACGTTGCTTGGTGATCTCAGAAAACCGCCTTTCAAGTTTGGGGTTCGGTTTCTTCTCTTCTGTGGTCTTGGCTTCTTCCTGCTCTTCAGGTTCACTCTGTTGTGCCTCTTGAACTGGCTCGGCTGGAGTTTCCTCTACCGCCACAGTCTCGTTTGCACGATCAGCTAAACCCAATCTCTCTGCATAAAATTCAGCCGCGTTTTCGCTGGTCAAAACTTGACCTGCTTCTTTTTCGGACATACGTATCCCTACGATTGTGCCCCGTGAGCCTCACGGGTAAGGTTTTGTGGTTTTTACCACGAAATTCACTGTTGCGTCAACGGATTCGCGCCCGACTCAATGTCAGAGGCTGCGAACTCCATCGTGGCACGTTGCTCTTTGTCCCGCTTGGCGATTTCCTGATTCAGGCGGGCAGTGTCCATGTGGTGGAGCAACAATTCCATAATTGCTTCAATTTCCATCTTGTTTTGCGAGGTGATGGCACGGGTGTTCTGGTCGTTGACCTTGACCTCTGCCATTGTCTCGGTATTGTGCGCCTTGGCGGTCTGACGGAGCAGTTCGCGCTTGGTTTCGGCATCCTGCTTGACCGACTCAATGTCCTGGCGCTGTTTGATGACCATCTGAAGCTGCTGAATCTGTTGAGCCATCTTCTGCATTTGGTCTTCGCTTTGCGCGAGTTGCATCTGCACTTGAGGCGGGATCGGGCTTTTCTCGTCCACTTTGGACAGCGGATTGAGGGTCGCCAGACGGTCAGCAATGATGTCAGCCCCAGGGAAATCCATGTTCCTGAAGATGAGGTCACCAGCAGTCTGCATGAGGGTCGGGTCTGCCTTGAGCATCCCAAGCATGGAGTCCACAGCCTCCTGACGCTTGGAGTTGTAGCCAGGGCCAGTTTCCATCACCACATCGTATTCGCCCACGGTGACATCGTTCAACACCTTATCTACAGCAATTCGCTCGTTCAGGGTGATCATTTCTGGTTTCCCATCGTCACCAATGATTCGCATCGCCCGCTGGGAGTCGTAAATTTTGGGGATTAGGTCGAGAATGATCTTGCCCGTGTGACTGATTGACCTTGTAAGGTTGTCGTAATAATCAAAGTTGGTCATGTCGATCTGCTGCTGCTGACCGTTCAATGCCTTCCCTGAAATGTTGCCCGTGGGCAGTTGGTTGGGGTCAAAAATCCCCATGATCGCCTGTAAATCCTGATTGATCGCACCAGCGGCAGTGATCACGCCAGCAGGAGGCGGTTCAGGCTGGAGGCGCTGGGGAGGAGGCGCAGGTTGCCCATCAATGTCGCGTTGCTTGTACCGCAGATAGGGTGTGGACTTGATGTTGGCCTGTGCCCACTCGTTCTCATGACCCTCGTCTTGACCCTCTGCCATGAGCCATTTGGCCTTTGGAGCGAGTGCAATCGACTCGGTGAGCGAGGTTTGCCAGAAGTTATACATCCGCTGAGGGTCTTTGGCGTGACGGATCATGCCGAATTTCTTGGTGCGGTTGCCCACTACCACCTTGCGCCCATAAACGGGAACGATGGGGATGTAGCGCCCAGGCCAATCGCGCTCCTCAATCACCTCAATCGCGGTCATTTTTTTCCACTTGACCGTCTTTTTGTAGGACTGACGCTCATTGATCACGGTCAGCCCAGAAGCCTCCACCCGCTCAAAGAATCCCGCGCCATCAGCGAATCGGGCAGTCCCGTCTGACAGCAGGTAAAGCATGGCGGGTTCGCGCACCGTGTAGAAATACTCGGCAAGACGGATGTCCTCTTTGGTGATCCACTCGGATTGGCTGTCGCCTGTCCCGCGCTGGGTGAAGCTTGTCCCATCGTCAAAGCCTGGATACATACTGCGGAACACATCTTTGGGCAGCATGGTGGTAATCAGGCACTTTTCAGCGTCTGAGCCATCAGGGGCGATTGAGTTCGGATCAAAGTAGACCGTGAACGGGTTATCCACAGGGTCAATGAAAATTTCCTGGTCGAAACTGTCATCACGGACGTATTTCGTATTGACCCGCCAGTACCCCCAGCCCATCCGCACGGCATAGTCAAAGCCGTTGTCGTAGGCATGGTCAGCGTTGGAATTGACCTCGATGTGCCGAATCAGCCCCGAAATGACCTGTGCGGTTTTGGCATCAGCTTGGGTGTTAGTGGCGTGGACTTTGATGCGGGGACGCTGTTGGCGTTGCTGGTTCGTGACCTGCCGACAGTAGGTGTCGAGCTTGTTGATGGTCAGAACAGGGCGAGATTCAAGGTTGCGGGAGTTCTGGAGTTCAACGGGCCACTGGTCACCGTTCACAAACTTGAGATCTTCAAGTGCCTCCTGGCGGTTGTTTGTGTCTGCGTCATTGCAGAACTTCAGAAAGCCTACTGCCTCTTCAATAATCGGATCGTAATCGTCCATGTTCACCCCATCCAACTGTTTGCCGAGCCATAAGACAGGATCGGTTTGGGTTTTCTGCGCTCTCGCGGCTCGTTCACCATCAGCCCGATGTACCGAAACGCATCAGCGCCATGCGAGAACTGGTCATGAAGCGGTTTCCTGCTGAACTGACCTGTCTCTGGGTCTGTTTCGTACCGATAGTGTCTGAGGCATTGTAGCCCTTCATGGCAATTTTCGGCATCAAAATAACACGACCTGAAGATGGTTCGGGCAGCATTGATTGAATCCAGGATCGGCACACGCTCCAAGACCCTCGTCTTGTACCCAGCCGCCCGCACAATCTCCTCAATGCTCCTGCCTTGGCTGGCAAGCGTCTTGTTCTGGGCATCATGGGGAAGCCAGAGAGTGTCGTAGACGTAGCCAAACCCCTGCATTTTGGCGAGGTAGTGGCTGATGGTCTGCTGGTTGTCCTCAATGTAGCGGATGAGGCGGGTTTCCATCCCGATAAATTGCACAAACCAGATGGCGGTGGCATCAGCCCAACCCAGGTCAAAGACCGCG